AATCCATTTACTCCGTATAGAATACCTTACCACGCTTTCCCATACGAAAGAAACCCTTATAACTTCTTTGGTATTGGTGTAGCAGAGAACATGGATGATAGTCAACAGATTATGAATGGTCATGCAAGAATGGCTATTGACAACTTAGCAATGTCTGGGTCTTTAGTGTTTGATGTAGATGAGTCTGCTTTAGTTGGCGGACAATCAATGGAAATATATCCGGGTAAAGTCTTTAGAAGACAAGCTGGAATGCCGGGACAAGCTATACACGGATTAAAGTTTCCTAACACATCACAAGAAAACTTAATGATGTTTGATAAGTTCAGACAATTAGCAGATGAGCAAACTGGAATACCTAGTTACTCACACGGACAAACAGGTGTGCAAAGTATGACAAGGACTGCTTCTGGTATGTCAATGTTACTTGGAGCATCAAGTTTAAATATTAAAACAGTTATCAAAAACCTTGATGACTTTTTATTAAAGCCACTAGGGGAATCTTACTTCCAGTGGAACATGCAGTTTTTAGAAGATGAACTAGATGTTAAAGGTGATTTAGAAGTTAGAGCTACTGGAACAAACAGCTTAATGCAGAAAGAAGTTAGAAGTCAAAGACTAACAACATTCTTACAAACTGCACAAAGTCCTGCTATTGCTCCATTTGTAAAGATTTCTAAATTAGTAAGTGAACTAGCCTACAGCTTAGACTTGGACCCTGATGAAATACTCAATGACCCAGAAGAAGCTGCAATCATGGCTCAAATAATAGGAATGCAAAATGCTGGACAAACAAATGGCGAAGAGGCTCAACCCAATAGTCAACAGCCCCCAATGGGAGGACTTCAAGGAACACCTGAACAACCTCCGGAACTTGGAGCTACAGGCACTGGTGGTGGCAACATCGGAACAGGAAATGTACCGGTTGCAGGGGAAGCTGAATTTTCTGGGCAAGTTGGAGCAACTGGACCTACAGGTTAAAGAAGCATTAATAAGAAAAGAGGAAACTTAATATGTTAGATTTATTAGATACAATTTTAAAAATAGTAGGAGTAGTACCTTGGATAATTTCAATATGTTCAATGGTAGCTGCTGTAACACCAACACCAGTCGATGATAATTTAGTAGGAAAAGCTTACAAAATTATTGATTGGTTTGCTATTAACGTAGGAAAAGCAAAGGATAAGTAAATGAAAAAGAAAAGTATGTTATCAGATGATAGAGCAATGTACAAAGACGGTGGTCCGGGTATAGAAGCTCTTAGAAAAGAAGCACCTGAAGTTGTTACTAGAATGGGATACCAAGAAGGTGGTTCATTACTTAATGATGATATGCCTATGATGTCTGCAGATATGGAAATGTCTCCAGAACCTACAATGGATTCAGATGAAGTAATGGAAGATAACTATGTAGATTTTGTAGTATCTGAAGCTTTATCTGACGAAGAACAAGAATTTTTAAACGAACAATTAGAAGGCAACGATATGCTTAGTGTTATATTTGACAAAGTTGTTGACACTGCCTCAGAATTTACTGGAGATGGTCCTGTTGAAGGACCGGGAACAGGAGTCTCTGACGATATACCCGCAAGGTTATCTGATGGAGAATTTGTCTTTACTGCAAAAGCTGTAGAAGAAATCGGAGAAGACACTTTAATGTCTATGATGAAAGATGCTGAAGCTAATGCAGATGAAAGACAACAACTTAATATGGGTGGACAACCTATGATGGAAGAAGAACAGGTAGACCAATATGGAAAACCTCTTGAATCTGATGTTGTAGATGATGAGATACGAAAAGGTATGTTATCAGCTAATCCTAGATTAAGACAACGATAGAGCTACCCTGAGATATCAGGCACTTTATCACTTTAAAAACCGAAAGGCTACCTTTACAATACAAGCCCTGCTAGTGCACAACGCAGCTACCTTGTAAACAAAGCCCCAATTAGGAGAATAGAAAATGACTAATACAGTCCAAAAAGAAGAAACGCCAAATCCTTATAACGCAAAAAAAGATTGGCACAAAGGTGATGATAAACCTTTTGTATCATCAAATAGTATGTTTTTTGAAGAGCCTTCTGAAAAGAATAAGCTTTTTAATAGTAACGATATAACTGAAGTGGAAGCTGAAGGAAGTGTTAATACTGAAGAACTGGAAACTAAAAAGGATAGTCCTTATAAAAGACCAGATTATAAAAAAAGATACGATGATTTGAAAAAACATTATGATTCTAAACTAAACGAGTTTAAGTCTAGAGAACAAGAGTTAATAGAAGAAGCTACTAAAAATAGAACTGACTATAAAGCTCCTAAATCTCCAGAAGAATTAGAACAGTTTAAAACAGAATATCCTGATGTTTATGAAGTTGTAGAAACTGTTGCTCATATGCAATCGGAGACTAAAGCAAAAGTTCTAGAAGAACGCCTTAGTAAACTCCAAGAACGTGAAAATCAGTTAGTACGACAAGATGCAGAAAAAAGGTTAATGGAAAGACACCCTGATTTTGAAGATATCAGAAACAGCGATGACTTTCATGGTTGGGCAAAAGAACAACATTCATCTATCCAAGCTTGGGTATATGAAAATAATGACGATGCCGACCTAGCCTCACGTGCTCTTGATTTGTTTAAAAAAGATATTGGTATGGAAACTCCAAAGACTAAGTCATCTTCTAAAAAACCGACTAAACAATCTGCTGCAGATATGGTCTCTACTAAAACAACTAGTATTGAACCAACGCAGGAGAAAGTATGGTCATTAAGGGAGATAGAAGCCATGTCTGTACAAGAATTTGATAAGTTCGAAACGGAAATATCAGATGCTATGCAGGAAGGCAGAATCTCAAATTAAACTATATTAACTTAAAGGAGAAGTATCATGGCTCAATTTTTTGAACCCTCAACAGATACAAACGCTAACTTTGCAAACTCCGTAAGTGGACAAACTAATAGTTTCTTTTTACCTTCGGTTTACTCTAAAAAGGTTTTAAACTTTTTCAGAAAAGCCTCGGTAATTGAAGCTATCACTAACACCGACTATGCCGGTGAGATATCCTCTTTCGGAGACTCTGTAAAGATTATTAAAGAACCTGTAATTTCTGTGTCAGACTACACAAGAAATTCAGACACAACTGAAACTAGACTAACAGACCAAGAAATTTCTTTGGTTGTTGATAGTGCTAAAGCTTTCAAATTCATCGTAGATGATATTGAAACTAACATGTCACATGTCAACTTCAAAGAGGTTGCTTCAAGCTCAGCTGCTTATGCATTGAAAGATTCATATGACGCTGCTGTTTTAGCAACTATGTTTGCTGGTTGTTCTGCATCATCACCTGACCATATTATTGGTTCTGACAGTGCTACTGCTGACGCTACTATGGCTCACGCAACTAACTCTGTAGACCTACTTGGTTCAGATGGAACTGGTGTAGATGCTATTGACCTTATGGCAAGAATGGCAAGACTTTTAGATGACCAAAATGTACCTGAAGAAGGTAGATGGTTTGTTGCACCTCCTTCATTCTATGAAGAGTTGTCACAATCTGGTTCTAAAATGCTTTCTGTTGACTTTAACGCTGGTCAAGGCTCAATCAGAAACGGATTAGTTTCAAGTGGAAAACTACGTGGATTTGATATGTACAAGTCTAACAATATCGCTGCAACATCAAATGCAACTGGTAAAGTTATGGCTGGTCACATGTCATCTACTGCAACTGCTAATACTATTCTCTCAACAGAAGTGTTAAGAGACCCAACATCGTTTGGTGACATAGTAAGAGGCTTACATGTCTATGGTGCGAAAGTACTTAGAGATGACGCTTTATGTAGTGCATTCTACGTGATTGACTAATTGTCAAAACTCGGGGGAGGCTTCGGTCTCCTCCACTTTTTAAATAGGAAATAAATATGTACGGTAAAGATAAAAAAAAGAAAATGATGTATGGTGGTATGGCTAAAAAGAAAATGATGAAAGGTGGACGTGTAAATTATATGCACGGTGGAGAAGTTAAAATGGATGGATGTCAACCTGTTTATAACGGTACACCTAAAGCAAAGGCTAACTAATTATGAAAGTTAAAGCACCAAAAGGACACCATTGGATGAAACAAAAGAATGGTAGTTTTAAATTAATGAAACACGCAGGTAAGTTTGTAAAACATAAAGGTGCTAGTTTAGAAGCAAACTTTCCAATTCAAAAGGTTCATAAAAAATAATGGCTACAACATATTTAGATTTAAGTAACGAAGTATTAAGAGAATTAAATGAAGTTGTATTAACTTCTGGTAACTTTGCAAGTGCTACAGGCATTCAATCATTTGTAAAGGATGCAATTAATAAATCTATATTTGACATAGCTAACGAAGAACCACAGCTTCCTTTTTTCTCAGCAGGAGCTAGTGGAGGCACAGACCCTTTCTATGGGAACGTAACTGTCGCAACGGTGGCAGGAACTAGATGGTATACGCTTAAAGCAGATAGCTCTAGTATAACAACTGATTATGCATCAGTAGACTGGGATGATTTTTATTTAACAACAATAAATGTAAGTGGAGAAACAACTCCTTACGTTTCTAAAGGTTTAAAATTTTTAACATTAGATGACTGGAAAAGATATTATAGAGATGCTGAAAACGCAGATGATGCAGAAGGTTCAGATGCTAGTCATGGTGAACCTAGATATGTTATTAAAAGTCCAGACCATAGAAAGTTTGGATTAGGTCCAATACCTGATAAAGTTTATAACGTACATTTTTATGCGTTTGTAAAACCAACATCTTTATCAGCTTATGATGATACTATTGTTATGCCTGAACAGTATAGTAATGTTATAACAGCACGTACAAGATATTATGTACATCAATTTAAAGAAAATGTTCAACAATCAGCTTTTGCTCTTGATGAATATAAAAAAAATATGAGGGTTATGAAATCTAATTTAATTAATCCTACTCCAAAATATATGACAGACGATAGGACTTATTTCTAAATGGCAGGTTCTCAACCTTTTTCAGTACCGCTTGGAGGTGGACTTAATAAGTCTACAAACTCTTTAGCTTTATTACAAACACCCGGAGTTGCTACTAAGTTAAAAAACTTTGAAGTTGCAACAGAAGGTGGATATAGAAGAATAAACGGATTTAGTTTATTTGGAGATACATTACCTAACTCTAGTAATGATGTAGAAGGTTTACTTGTATATGCAGACGGTGTAATAGCTGTAGTAGGAAACGATATATTTTTTAGTAAAGATGGAGAAGATGCTTGGCTGCAATTAAACAAAGATAGTGTTGCAGGTAGTGGAGATAACTATTCTACATTTACTGGTAGAAGTGAGCTATCTTTAACAGGTTTAGACCAATGTGAGTTTGCAGTATTTGAAGGTACATCAGATTATGGCGAAGTAGTTATAACAGATAAAAGTGGTAATAACAAACCGTTTTTATTTAAAATGACCGGTACTTCTGCTGACATTACTACTAGAACATATTTTGCAAGTCAAATAACTATTAGTGGAACTACTAAAGCTAAGTTTTGTACAATACACGATAAACATTTAGTAGTCTCTGGAGACCCTAGTACACCTAATACAATTTATTACAGTAGTACTAATGACATAGATAGTTTTAGCGGTACAGGTTCAGGAAGTATAACATTAGAAGATAAAGTAGTAGGATTAAAAAGTTTCCGTAACGAATTATTTATATTTTGTCAAAACTCAATATTTAAATTACAGAATATAAATAACTCCAGTACTATAGCTGTAGTACCTGTTACTAAAAACGTAGGTTGTTTAGATGGTCAAACAATTCAAGAGATTGCTGGTGACTTGATATTTTTAGCACCTGATGGATTTAGAACAGTTGCTGGTACAGCTAGAATTGGTGACGTTGAGTTAGGAACTATTAGTAAACA